AGCCAGCTAAAGCAGAAGCTGCAGACAGCATGGAGGCGCAAATCGCTGCGGCAAAGAAAGAAGCTGAAGCTAGCGCCGCTGACATCATCGCGCAGGCTAAAGCAGAAGCCGAGAAAATTATCGCTGACGCTAAGGAAGCTAGCTCAGACGACGAGGTCGTTAGCCGTAGTGTCTCTAAAAAGGATATTGTCGACGCTTACGACCATGGCATGAGCCATATGGAAATTGCTCGGAAGTTCTATGGCAACGTCAATGACGACAATATGCAAAAGGTTATTAGAGTAATCAGCGCAGAGTTTGAACCGCTGGACGACATTGACCCAGAAGTTGAAGTCACCGAAGCTTGGAGTTAAGCAAATGGACGGAACAAGAGAGGGAGAATTAAAGCGACTGAGCGAGGTATTTAACGACCCTCTCAAGTCCCGTCATGAGCGCAGACTAGCCCATGACACATTCAACAAGATATTACGCCAAGTAAAAGACAAAAAACTCACTGAATTACGTCGTAGGTTAATCCGAGCTCACAATGCCGAGGATGTAGATGCCGCTGAAAAAATAACTGATGAAATATATGATTACTCGCGACGGATGGGATATAAGTAGAAAAAACTCCACGATGATGAAAACCATTTTTCCCACGTGAGGAAAATGGTTTTTTTGATGAGCTTATGCTATAATAGCCTTACAATTAAGCACGAAGTGTGACTCTAAAGAAACGAGAGCGCGTTGTCATCCAAAAAAGAAGGAAGCGTGCGTCGCAGCGTTGTATAAGCAGTAATCTGAGGTGATCGCCAAAGAAACGCGAAACCGCCCAAGTCAGTACGGAGCGAAGGATTAGGCCCCCTGAGTGACCAGACAACAGACGAGAACTCTTATCCAATTTAATAGCATATTTATAATTTGGAGTGTTATTGAGAGATTTGGTATTTGTGGTGTATACTAAAAATACTTTAGTAATAAATGGGAGTCTTTACTAAGATGGGAACAAAACCACAAGTCGTTAAAGGCGTCATTGGCGCCGCTGTTGGCGTTGCCGCATTAGCCGGTATTGCCGGAGCAATGGGCAATAACCAGCAGCATCACAATACAGCGCCAGTCGTACAACCTGTAACCTATTCAAACTGTCGGACGGAAGAAATACCGTTCGAAACACAGTATGAAGGAAATACAGGTCAATACGGCTACACTGAAGCGGTAAAGCAGCAAGGTGTTGTTGGCAGTAAAAAGATTTGCAAACCAAGTAAATCAGGATATGAGGATAAGGTAGAGGTAGTCACACAACCAACACCTCATATTATTGTTCGCACACCAAAGCCAGCGCCGCAACCAGTACAGCAGCAATCACACTATCGTGTCGGAGCAATCTGTCGTGATGGTTGGCAATCGAGTGCTACTGGTCGAGGCGCATGCTCACATCATGGCGGAGTAAGCGAGTGGCTGTACGAGTGAGGATATGAAAGATAAGCTTGTCGACTTTGTTGTTGGTGTATTGGTAGTAGGAATGGTAATACTCGGAACGTATGTATGCAACCGCTACTTTGATAACCCTAGTAGCACAAAGTCAAACCACACTCACAGTAAGGGTAGTAATGCTTCAGGTATCACCAACCCAAGCAGTAGATATTACGATCCTATCGATGAAGATAATCATGATGAGGATGACGTGTACTATGAAAACTGTTCTGAAGCACGTGAAGACGGCGCAGAGTCAATACAGAAAGGCGAACCTGGTTATCGGGAAGAGCTTGACCGAGACGGTGACGGTATAGCATGTGAGCCATGGCACGGTAGATAAACAACTACCGTGCTACGCAAAAATGCTGCACCACAATCTTACCGTCGCCGACACCAATACCGGTATAGGTATACTTCGGGTCGAGCATGGCGGCTTTGTGAGATGGTGAATTAAGCCAGCTGTTCATTGACTGCTTTGTGTTAGTCACATTGTCATCCCATGTCAAATTCTCGCTAGCGCTTACACAAACAGCAGCTTGAAGTTGTCTCATCTCTTCTGTGAGAGGCTGGTTAGTGTCTGGCATGAGGTGCCCTCGGTAATTTCTGGCTATCATGTCGTCAGCTTTCATTTGAGCAGTCCTTGAGATATTAGGATGTAGCTTTAATGGTGCTACACCAACCTTGGCGCGTTCAGCATTTACGGCAGCAAGTATGGACTGTTCGGTGGGCGGAATAACCTTTGGCGGAAGGGACGCATCAGATTCCTCGGCATCGACTGACGATGCTTGCTTATGAGGAGTAATAAAGCTCTTAACAGCAAAACAAACCCCTATTACAGAGATAACTAAGGCTATAGTAACTATAGTGGAGACTATCACATTGATAGTTTTCTTCATGTTTAGATTATAGCAAAAAATACCAGATTTGTCAATAACGCTCCAGATTAAGAAAAGGAGCTTTTTTTATGGCATGGATGTGGAATTCACCTCGACCAGGCGCTCAAAATCAAAACTTAGCAAAAGACTGGGTAGACAGTGTGTTTGCCGGTGTCACCGGACAAACCCCTACATGGAAGCTACAAGAAACTATCGACAGAAACAACGCGGAATCAGCTAGAACGCGAGCAAAGCTGAAAGAGTTGCAAGAGCAAAAGAGTAACAAGGCTGCCGCTAATCAAGATTTGAATCTTGGCTACTACGGCGGCGGCTGGCGCAGTGGATACAGCGGTGGTAACCGTGCTAGCGCTGCCCAATTAGCAGAATACGACCAAGGCATCGGTCAGCTAGAGCATGGTTTAGGCCGGGTAGACAACCAGCTGGGCGTGCGTCTGGGTAACATCAATAATCAGTACAATACCAAGAAAAATGAGCTACGTAGCTCATGGAACCGTGCAGAGGGCCAGTTCAACGATCAAACTCGCCAGAACCAGCAGCAACGCCGCACAAACATCAATAACATCAACGACCGAGCGTCAGTTGGATTGCGCGGTTTGCTTCGCTCGCTTGGCAGCATGGGTGCTGTAGGTTCAGACATGCAACTAGCGGGACGCGCGGTTCAGAGCCAAGCCAACCAGCAGCGTGCTGGCGCAGGGCAAACATACGCTCAGAACCAAAAACAAATCGACACCACATGGGGTCAATTTAAGAACGACTATGCGGACGAAGATAAGAAGCTGAATGACTGGAAAGCTAACGAAGACAATGCCGCCCGCCAACAATCTCAAACTACCCGCCAAAACCTGCTGACACAGCTAGCTCAGTTAAGAAGTCAGAAAGCTACTGCTCAAGGTGCCAATGGGGCAAATGCCGCTCGTGCCGATCTGAACCGTGCAAACGCCCTATCGAACGAAATCGACAACCTCGGCCGCCAGCAGAGTACTTACAACGGTAATAAGGTCCAGTACAACGCTAAAGACCTGGATTCCTACAAAGTCGGTGGTGATACGTCAGTCGGCATATCTAACCCGACAACGCCAGGTAGCGACCCAACGGTCAATATATATGACACGCGCCTCAAGCAAGAGGAAGAGCGCAAGCGCCAAAACCAATACCTGTAAGCAACTAGGAGGGGATTTATAGTATGGACTTTTTTCAGAGATTAGGTAACTTCTTTACTGGCAAAGGCTGGATTAATGATGACGAGAAACGTCGCAAAGAGCAGCAACCTCAGCCTGTACAACAGCAGCCAGTACAACAGTCAACTGTGCAGCAGCCAGCATGGATTCGTCAGAATGCACAGACGCCTACTATATCACAGCCCTCGACACCGAAAGTCAATCTTAATCCCCTCCAACAGGCTAATCAAGCTACTCAGCAATTAAATCTGAATAGTCAAAACAATCAGCTAAAACCACAGGTGACAGCAAATGATGCACCAAAAGTGCTTACTCCGCAAGGACAGCAAGATTGGGCTAACCAGCAGAATAAGCAGATACAAGCACATAACATGGCCGTACAGCCGCCGAAGCCGCAACCAGCCCAACAGCCAGTACAGCAACCACAACAGGTACAACCAAAGCCTGTATTACAACAAAAGCCTCAGCCGCAGCTAGCTAGTCCAAGTGTCTCTAGTTCGCAGAATCTGTTGACACGATCGGGCATTGAGCCAAACCCAACCTATCTCGCCATCAAACGAGCAAATGAAGAAGTAAACCAGTACAAAGCAGACCAAGCGCGCCGGCAAGACGCTCTGGATGAAACAATGCGCGCTAGAGGCATTGGTGAGCCAGAAATAGCTAAGAGCCGCCAAACGCGTATCCAGATGGAGAATGAGGCGCGAGAAGCAGCATATGAAGCGCAGAAAGCACGCAATATAGCTAGTGTGGCTAATATAGCAACCGCGCCAGGCCGCGCAACTGCTAGCTTTGTTAAAGGTGTAGTAGGTGGTGCCGGACGCTCTATCGGCGATACAGGCGACAAGCTAGCTTTGGCTATCTCTGATGCTATGTATGGTATTACTGGCGACGAAAGATATAATCGCGGACGCCAGCGTATCTTAGAACAAGGTAAGCAGCGCAATGAGCAGTACGACAAGCAGTTTGGCGTATTCAACAAGAATGATGCAGATGTTGATATAGCCTATGAATTGGGTGAGGGCGGGCAGCGTCTAGCTCAAGATATGGGCACAGCCGTAGTGACAGGCGGCACAGTACCTGTTGCGCGAGCGTTCGCGGAAAATGCGGCGGATTTCGTAACCGACGCCAACGCTCATGGCAAAAATACTCGAGATGTGCTTCCAGCTGCTTATGCTAATGCTACAGCACAATCAGCTATTGAGAAGATAGGATTAGACAAGGTATTAACGCCTGGTGGTAAAACCGCAGCAGTTCGGATGCTCAAAGGTGCTTTAGCAGAAGGTGGAGAAGAAGCGGCTCAGCAGTTGGTAGGAAATGCATTTGCTAAACATACCTACGACCCTAATCGTAAATATTCAGAGGGGGTCGTTAAAAGCGCTTTAATGGGTGTGGCACTTGGCGGTCCAGCCGGCGCCGGCAACTTTGGGGGTGTACGTCAGACAAGTGTCCAGCCGTCAGTAGATACTAGCACTCAAGTAGCTCAGAATCAGCAGGTTCAATCGCAGCAGAGTAGTAACGCTCAGCCAGCAGAAAATACTTCACTCCGCCAAGCAGCAGAGGTCAGCGCAGTTAACACTCAGACTAACCAAGCACACCCAATCCAGCAGGTCAACGTCAACCAGACGGTAGAAACTACTATGCCAAACGCCAGCCCCGCTCTCAAGCAGGCTGTCAGCCAAAATATATCCGACATCCAACGCGGCGACACAAGCGCTATTGCTACCCGCCAGCAAACTGCTGGCAAGCTGGAAAATTATCTCGTCGAACAAGCTACTCAGAGTGTACAGAATATGGTAGCGGCAGACGTGAGATATAAGCTAGATGATCAACCTAGTATCGACCACACAGCAGAAATCCAAGCTTATAACGATCATCTGGGGCGGCTTCGTCAACAGGAAAGCAACCTATTAGCACAAGGACTAAGCGAGAACTCTGCACCAGTCATCAATAACCGCAAAGCACAAGCTGAGGCTATCTATGCACGAAATCACGTAGGCGAGATGAGTGATGACGGAGTACGTTATAAGTTAAGCCCTGCCCAAGAAGAATTCTTTAAGGACTCTAAAATCCGAGACGAAAACGGCAACCTTAAGACTGTTTATCATGGCACAAAATCTGACTTTGATGAGTTTAGTCGTCGGAAGATTGGCAGTGCTACTGATCCTGGTCTGTATGGAACTGGTTTTTATTTTTCAGATCACGAAGGAACCTCCAGAAACTATGGGGATCGGGTAATAAAAGCTCATCTTAACATTAAAAATCCACTGAATCTCGGCGATTTTAACAGTAAAGAATCTCTGGCTGAGCATTTAAGAATATCGCCAGATATTTTATCTGATTCTGGTGGCTTTATACATCCAACAACCTCTCACACAAGCAGCTTCTCATCTGCCTTAAGGTATGCAGGATATGATGGTGTTATCATTCCACACACAACCAAAGGTGCACGTGGTAATGAGATAGTAGCTCTAGATCCAGAACAGATTAAATATATCGATAACCTCAATCCAACAGATAGTCCAGATATGAGGTATAGGATAGACACTGAAGCGCAAAAGACTAGCGATACTAAGCAAGACCTAATCAACCGCTCACGTGAGGTTATGGGCGATAGTGCAGTGTTGTTTGCCGACCTAGGCACGTTTAATGGTAGAGATATTGATGGATTCTATCGTGATGTCGAAGGGGTAGTCTATATAGCAGAGGGCAAACCAAGCCTCAATACGCTCAACCACGAATTAGTACACCGTGTGATGGCTAGCGTAGACGATAGAGCCAGAAATAACGCCATAGACTATATTGTCAAGACTAATGGTGCAGAAAACCTAGTAACCGAATACCAGCGTAAGGGATATGATATAAAACTAGATGAGCAAGGTGTTAAGGTAGCTGCGGAAGAAAAGCTAGCCGATGACTTTATGGAGTATGCTAAGGCACGTGCGAAAGGCACGGATATAGACATACTCGGCAAAAGACTACACATTCCAGGCGAAATAGTTGCTTACTTTGAGCGTATTTGGCAATCCGTTCGTTCATTTGCCGGCAAAGCTGATCTAGCTAAACAACTATACGCCCAAATGGAAACAGGGAAATTTAGGGGTATAGCGCCACAAACTAGAGGTGGTGTTGAGGGCAGTCTTGCATATAAAATTGACCCAGAAAGCGCTAAAGACGCAATTGCTCGTTTCAACTCGGTAAAGAACGGCTGGCGGCGCAAGACTATTATGTCTCGTATAACACCAGAGTTGGCGCAGATGTATTCTGAGGCAACTGGTTTCAGAGTCAGTAGTAACGCTAAATTGGTCCTTACTGATAATGCGGTCAGACACATGAAAAATAGCGGACATTTAGACGGTAAAGGGCACTATGGCATAGAAGATACCAACCCAATAACAGACGCCGACATTGCAGATATTCCTTTAGTGTTTGCAGAACCAGACAACATCAAGGTAAAAGGACAAAAAGGGTACAGAGGTGAAAAGATAGAGCTATCTAAGCAGCTGGATAATATGCACATCTTGGCAGTAGAACTAGAGCAAAAGCCCAACGGAGACTTTTATATAGTATCGTACTACAACAAAAGCAGAAGCCCACGGCAAGCGCAGGCTTCTGGCTCTCAGGGGCTGGATGCAGACTTCAGCGAAGTCCCGACCAGTTCACGTCCGAAACGGCCCGGAGAGGCTAATAAAGATAGTTTAGCAAATCTTACCCAAAATGTCAACACCGACCCCCGTTACCGACTAAACCAACCACAGAATCAGTCTCTTCAAGAGATAATCAACAATATCCAAGATAATCCTAAACCAAGAATGACCAAAGAGCTACGCCAAGCCATAGACGAGGAAATCTACAACTACTACCCAGAACTATTCGTGAGCGAAGCTGCCGACCTCCAAAGCACCAACGGCGATTGGAATATACCTCGTCTGCATGTAGATGACTTAAGGCACTATTTAGGAGAATTAGCCAACGATATACCATCAAGATATAAGAGACGAGACGGCAAGAGAGATATCGATACCGTAGCTCAAGAGATGGGCTATGACGATATAGACAGTTTCATCGATGAGATACATCGAGTGCTAGAGGCTCGCCGTAATGTACGTGCTAGTAAACAGCGACTCGCAGAGCTGCGTCGAGACCCAGATATTATTGCCGATGCGCAACAAGCGCTTGCAGCTAAAAATAGCAGTAATTCTCAGCCCATCAGTCAAAAAAACAACATTCAGCTTACCGCTAATGAACAGGCGTCTGATTCAATGTTGCGACGACAGTCCGCTCAATCTCAACAGTCACCCGACGAACAGCTAAAAGAGATTGTTCAAAACCAGCCGCTCGAACAACAGGGCTTTAAAAACATACCACTAGAAGACAATCACTTACTAACCAAAGGCAATCTATACGAACAAACAAAGCCTGGTATACGAGACGATTGGACGAGGCCATTCCAAGACGGAGACTACGAGTATCGCTTGCACACCAAACGAAGTCGTGATGGCAAGAAACGCTTCAATAGTTTTGAGAGACGTTACATCGGAGATAATGGAGAACCTGGCGATTGGATGCCAACCTCGCGCGCAGCCTATATCTGGAAGAGCCAGACAAAAAGTATTGATAAGATAAACAGAAATGAGGCAATTCAAAAGGCTCTAGAGGCAGCTAGGCAAGACGGCGAAGTTCAGGAGTTTATGGCGTATAAAAACCCTGGTCGAGATGGCGGAGTGATGGTTATGCCGCTAACTGGCGAACATTCAATCGATGGCGGTTTTGTACGTAATCCAAAAACAGGAGAGATTGAGGGCAATTACATCCAAGTAACACCATTTGGCGTAGTACATCAGACTAACGGCAAATTTGACGTGGTAGAAGCTGATCGCCTGACAAATGCACTAGGCAAAAGTAAGGGTAGTGTTTTTGACAACTTTAATCGATTAATAGAAAAGAATATCAACGACGAAGAGGGCCAAAAAGCACTAAAAGACCTGTACTACCAGAAAACAGAAGCATACGCTAAATATGCTGATACACTCAATAGTCTATTCGCCAAGCATAACGCGGTAGCAGATTTACTCGATAAATCTCGCGGCAAGTTCACAAGCTCTAAGAGATTTTGGGAGGATGTAGGGCGATATACTGAAGGAATCTTCCCGACAAGCGGTCCTAATGAGACTATGAACGAAGCCTTTGCTAGAAAATACGGGACGCAAGCAGCTGAAAGAGTCAAAACCTACGATGCATTTATGCGCGAGAACTATGATGCGATGATAAAAAACCTGAATGCAATAAGGCGTATGTACGGTAAAGAGGAAATTCCTTACCTAGAAAACTATATGCCGCACATTCAAAAGCGAAGCGGCCTGCTGGGGCGTGCAGCAGATAGATTACTATCAGCTGTACCGACGGGTATCAGAGGAGACATAGAAGGCCAGTCGCGCGGTGAAATACCAGCCTCGATTGCCGGTTTATCTGCTGATTTTAAGCCAGGCCATAAGTTCAATCCTAATGAGAAACACCGTCATGGCGGCATGATGGATTACGAAAAAGACCCGCGTAAAGCATTTGAACACTATGCGGATCTAATGCTGTATAACACTCACATGGAGCCAGTGATAGCCCGCGGTAGACAAATTGAATCGTCGATGCGCGCAACCGATATGGCTAAAAAGAGCGGTACGTTTATCGACCCAGACAGCAATCTAGCTCAAGGTGATACAGTATCTAATAAAGCTACTATCGCTGTACAAGACTTTGTTAATGAAATAGCAGGTAAAAGCAGCTCGTTAGATCGTCCATTTATCGACAGAGCCAATAAGCATATCCAGTTTATCCAACGACTAGAAAGCGTCAACGGTGCTAACAAGATTTTAGGTAACTTATCGTCAACCTTAGCGCAAACCCTAAACCTACCAGAGACAGTTCGGGACAACGGAGTAATCAACACAGGGCATGCCTTCTTGACAGCATTCGATAAAACCACAAAACAGGCAATGCGTAAATCACCATTCCTACGCGAGCGCTACACAGACACAGACGGAAAGTTTACTAGGTCTGGATATCAAAAGGTTACAGACAAGATTAGTGTTGTTTCCGGTATGAACTTGGTAGAAAAGAAATTCATACAGCTTAACTGGGCTGCTAACTATTACAGATTCCAGAAACAGGGCCTAACGGGATACCAGCTGATAAAAGCGGCCGACCAGGCGACAGAGAGGGCTGTTGGCGGCCGTGGTATCGGTGCTATGCCGCAAGCATATAAATCAACTTTGGGAAAAATGTTCTTGCAATTTACTTATGAGACAAATGAGAGCTGGAAGAATAACATATCTCATGTTAAGAAAATCGGATCTGACATAAAACAATTACAGTTCAAAGACGCTGGCAGCGGAGCAGTGCGTGCCGCTGAAGCATTTGCAGTTGCCTACGGAATGAATATGCTGATGAAACAAGTAACTGGCGATGAGCCGCTAGCTAATATGGTTGACGCGGTTAAAGACGTGCTGAGCAATGATGCAGATGACGACGGCGAAGATGATAAACTAGGGCAGAAAATAGCTCGAATTGGTTCGGAAGCGTCAAAGATGAATCCAGTTGCGTCTGCGGCCTTTAACTTGGTACCTAAATCTGAACGTGAGAAGATATTTGGTAAATCAAGTGACCTAGGAAGGTTTGATGGTGCTACTGGCGTGGCGCAGACCGCTGCCAATGCACTAGGTGCCGGATTCTATGCTGCACAAGGCGATAGCGAGAATGCTCAGAAAAATTTGCAAGGATTAATTCCAGCAGGCGGACAGCTAAAGAAAACTATGGGTGGGGCAAAAGTCCTGCAAGAAGGCGGAGATGTATATATTGACAAGAATGGTAAAGAGCGTACAAACTTTGAAGTAGATAGCGGAAATGCATGGAATCAAGCCAAAGCTTTGTTATTTGGTAAAAATGCAGTGCGACCAGACGAGAAGTCGGCTGTAGCCTCATCGTCTAATGGTGATGCCAGCAGAACTGTTAGAGATTTTGAGCGCGGTCTGAAAAAGGGGACGTATAAGGTCCAGGACGATTTAGTAGTTAATAAAAAAGGCGATGTACAGAGAAGCTACTACAAAGCTTTGGCGGAGAGCCAAGGCGAGAGTGATGAAGCCTACAGTAACTGGATGAAGGCTTACAATATCGACGACGCATCGACTCTCAAAAAAGAGTTCAATTCATCAAACGATATCCTCAATAAACTAGAGAACGGCGAGAAAAAAGCCAACAAAGCCAAGAGCGCCGTAGATATCCTTATGGGCAAGCACAAAGACCTACCAGACTGGGTAAAAGAGCGATATTACAAAGAATCTGGTTATAGTAAGGATCAGATCGAGTACGGAGCAATGACCACTCACAAGGAGGTCAGTCTAATGGATAACTACTGGCGCCAAAAGGCGCAAGAGTCGTCGCACGAGGAGCTGATGCAAGCACTCACCAACGGACGCCGTAAAAGTATCACCGGACAAATGTTTGCCAAGAATGGCGTCATCAATAAGTTACGTGCTGAGGGGTATATTACTAAGTGGGAAGCACGAGCCTTAAATGCCGCTCAATTTGACGTAGATGGCAACAGGATTACTAAAGAGATGTCTGGCGGAGGTAATGGTCGGAGCGGCTTCGGACGTAGCAGAGGTAGCAGAACTTCATCGACATCGCCATTGATATCGGCTGCTGTCAAAAACATCAACAGCCTAACTTCAGCCACACCAAAAGCGAACCAGACTTCAGTAAAGGGCATAAATATTAACCAGATAGGACAAAACCTGATTAATAGATCGGCTACTCAGAGGCAAGTAAACGCTACTTTGAAACAATGGAACAGCACCAGTAAGAAGAATCCAAAAATACACATCAAGAAAGCGCGAGCATAATTACTCAATTTATGCTATAATTAAGAGTAAGAAAACAGCGTGACCTAAATAACACGGAGCGTCTGGCAACAATAAGCCGGCTCCGTGTTTTTAATTCAGGAAAACGCTATGAACACTAGACAACTCGTATCAGCAGTCATGCTAAAAGCTACTGGTAAAGTACGAAACTTACCAGAAACCGACAAGAAGTACCAGAAGATACTGGGGATTGCTAATATGTACATTCCTGTGTGGCAGAGTGAATCAAATGTTGATTGGCAATCCTTATACAATCCAGCATACATAATCGGCACTTTATCAACGGATCAAGCGTACAACATTGATATGACCAAGGTGGCAAAGGTGAGTGACGTGCTAGGCGATACCATCAAAGTCAGAAAAGATGGACGGGAGCGCGAGTATACTACGGTCCCGCCAGAGCAAGCAGGAATATATAAAGGACAAGACTGCTGCACAATCGCTGGTAATAAACTGGTGTTCATCGATAACATCAGAGACAACGACCCAATGCTGGGTGGGGAGATTGAAATGCCGGTGTATTTACATGCACCATTACTCACTGAAGCGAGCAGCATTGTGCCAGTAGACAACCCTATGTGGTTAGTGACAATGTGCGCAGCTGAGTATGCTCGTAACGATATTCTTCTACAAAACCAATACAGTAACCTCATTGAGGAGGCAAATCAGTTGATGCAAAAGATGATTGAAAACAATGCCGCTCAGGCTAGCTATCGACCACTACACACAGTCCCAGGAGTGTCTGACATATGCTAAAGCCTGCCAAAAATATGAAGTCACCAAAGATACAGCGCTTGGCGGTGCAGGACTGGCAGAACGGTGTAGTAACAGCCTTTGATGACGGGCGTTCACCATTAAGGGGTTTACGGTCATGTGAAAACATGATTCTGGATCAGGATTCGGTTATTACATCTAGGTGCGGTACAGCGAAATACGGTCCACAGCCATTGGGTAAAATATTGGGCGAGTTGGCAGAGTTTCGCAGTACAACTAGTAAAGGTTCAATAAATTGGCTAGCTTGCTTGCAGAGAATTAAAGATAAGACAAAATTATGCGTTGCCAAAGGTGAAGATACTACCTGGCAAGTAATTGATGGTAAAGAATACCACGAGTCATCTCGCGGGCACTTCAGGCAGATAAGTAACAAACTACTGATTATGAATGGTGAGGATACGCTGAGTTATTTGGATATTTCTACTATGAAAATTGTAGCATTCCAGAAAATAGCCGACCCAACAGTACCAATACTGGATAAGAATACAGGGTTAACCGGTACTGGGTTCAAGGTATTTTATGCGGTCACTTTTAATTCTACTGTGGGTGAGACAGCAGGCTCGCCATTACTTTCTACAACTATATCTACAGACCGAGACATGTGGAATGGTGAAAAGCAGAGTTTATCTATTAAACGCCCAGACAGCACGGAGGCCAAATCGTGGAACATCTATTGTGGTGTTGGCGTAGACGGCGGCGGTGACCCAACATTATATCGACTATCAACAGCACTACCGATGGATCAGGTAACGTTTATTGATAATGGGTCACGTAGTCTGGATATGTCTATACCTTTGCCTAAAGACAACAATACTGCCGGCCCAAAAGCTACGCGCGGCGATGTAATCAACGGGCGCATTTGGTTGACTGGTGACAGAGAAAATCCATTCTACGTTTGGCGCGGCGGCGATTATGGTCATGAGCTGGACTTCTCGCCAGGATACGGAGGTGGTTATACGCCTGTTGGTAGCGGCACAAAAGAAGTGCCAATTGCGGTAAGACCATATCGCGACGGTAAGGGCGATCCAAAAGTTACCGTTCTGTCTAGTGGTACGAACGGTGCTGGTAAGCGATTCTATGTCGCACCAACGAATATATCATATGGTGATGAAAGTATCACCGTATGGCAAGTACAGGAAGACACTGGAGCCGACGGTACAGATAGCCCCGATGCTGCAGTAATTTACAACAACGATTTGCTTTATCCAAGTCGCGATGGATTCAAGACTACGGGTACGCTGCCGCAATTACAAAACGTATTATCCACCAAGAGAATAACTAACACTATTCAAGATGCGATTAGTACTCTGAATACTAAAGCTATTAAGAAAGCAGTCGGATTAGCATTTGAGGGGCGTGTGTACTGGGCATTACCAGTAGCAGCTAACTATAATAATCAAATTTGGGTTTATGATGCTGAGCGCAAGGGCGCGTGGATGAAGCCGTGGAATATTCGAGCCGATTGGATGACTCTGTATAACGATAACTCTGGCGTAACACATTTTCTAATTACTCAAGGAGATAAGATTGTTGAACTGTCAAAGAGTGTCAAAACGGCAGATGATGGAAGATTATTCAACACAAGCGCGCAAAGCGGACAACTTCGATTTGAGGAAACTGGCCGCGATTGGGCGCGAGTACTAAGAGCTGTGTTTACCCTGCTACGCCCACAAGGAAGAATAACGTTAAATGCTACCGTTAAAACTGAAGATGGGCTTCAGAACTTTTCTGAAACACGATATTTTGGCGCAACATCAAGCCGCACTGGTTGGAGTGAGCCGGGAGTGTATTGGAGTACACCAGGCGTGCAGTGGAGCGGAATAAAGAATGTTCCAAATATATTTAATTCAGCAAGCGAAGATATAGAGTTGGAAATTGATGAGGATGCTCAGTGGGTGCAATATGGCTGGTCATCATCCGAATCTGGAGTAAGCTACGCGATGTCAAGAGTGGTATTTGAGTACGTCAATATTGGTACGAAAGATTTAAGCTAAAGGAGGAAACCATGGCAAGTATAGAAGATAAAATTACACGAGTAATGGACGGATCTTATCCAAATGTAGCGCACGTGATAAGCCCGCGCGCGGCAGGATCCGACACATTGATGACTGACGGCTTAAGCGGCTGGAGTATAGAAACGGCAATGAACTTCATAACCTATAGAGCCGATTCTGCTGGCAACGTAATTGAGGGCACTGTCCGCGATTGGATAGGAGTGGCCAACAAGGCAAATAGCAGTATCATAAACCTGAAGTTATTAGCAGGTCCTGAAGATGATGGTAGCAATGTTGGTGATATTGTTCAGCCATGCGCCTCAGCTTCATGGGCTGATCGTCTGGGGCAAGCCCTACTAGAATCCCTTGATACAGACGGAAAATTAAAAGAGGGTATAGTTGAGACTAAGAACATAAAGGACAAAGCTATCACTCCAGACAAGGTTGATTTTGCGTCGCTGCCAGCATACGACTACAGCTCTGAGGAGGTTGATACAGGCAGGAAATGGACTGACAGAAAGTCAATCTATCAGAAATCTATAACTTTTACTACGAAAGGTTCTGGTACAGAAGAAACTGGAGCAAACAATGAAACGTTCGACTACATAGATAAGCTAATTTCTCTGGATGCTGTTCTGAATATGTCGAACGGCGAGAGATATCCAAACGGCTACACAAATCCAGGCGCGCCATCTTTACAGTATTTTCAGCTTAAATTCGCTAACTGGGAAGGTGCCCCAAAAATACGTTACCAGACAAGAACTGTTGGCGTTGTAGCGATGACTATTTTGTATACGAAGAAATCTAAAGAGGACTAGATGTCTGCGACAAACCTTATATTGAGTTCGCTTTGGTTGACTCCACCTCCAAAATTACGTGGGTCTGTGCATCTAGCCCTGACATCAAGTATGTCTCCCTCCTCTAGAAGAGCATCGCAGTCTAGTGTAGGAATTGGTATAACAGAACTACTTCCAGAGCCTGTAATCCGCTGAGATTCTTTGAAAACAGCATCGTTTTTGAAAATTCTGATTAGAGCTGTCGTACCAGGATTAAATCCTGTTGAGGCAATGCCACAGCGAGCATGAATATGATAGACTCCTTTTTTAGGAATAGTTGCTTGATAGGTTTTGGTGTTTAGCATATTGGCAGTATCATACTCTACGGTATCAAACGGAACAATGACATCTTTAGTGGCGTCTAGTGCTGGCCACTGACCAGGCGCTGTGGTTACCGAGAGCATTGGTAGCGACGCAAAATCAACCTTGTCTGTCTATCGTATAAGTGGTAAAATATAACCATAAGTTAAACAAAGTGTGATCTCAAAAAACGGAAGCACGTGTAATCATGAAAGGCTTCCGTTTTTTATATGCCAAAATCAGATACAGAGCAAAACGAGCGCCTAGCAAGACTAGAGGTATTTAATGAGAAGGTAGTAGAACCGTCTCTTACGCAAATCTTAGAAAAGTTAGACGGCCTGGTGTTAAAACGCGAATTTGAAGAGTATAAAAAATCGACTGACGACTCACTAAAGAAACTAACGGAGTTAAACGACAAACTGAATAGTAATTTTCTAATCAAGGTAATAGTACTGTCTGAAAATAAGGTATTAAACTTTTTTGCTGGCACTATTTTTACTCTGTTTATCGTAGCCACAGGATTGAGTGCGATGCAGATGGCGCAGCAATTTTTGCGGCAACCAAACGTGATTAAAGAGGTAATTAATGTCAAGGAGGATAAATAATGGCAGTAGATATCAACGTAGATCAGTATGCGCTCAAGCGTCTAAACATATTCTTTCCAGCTGACACCGACAATACTGGCCGTGATGGTAATCTAACTGGTCAGTGCGTATCGTTAGTTAAATGGTTCTTGGCAGAGATGACAAGTGTACCCAATCCGTTCACAGCACGCGGTCACGCTAAAGACTTTGGCGATCAACTAGTGCGCGAGGGTCATGCCTACGTAGTACCATCTCCAAAAGCTGGTGATATCGTTGTCTGGAAGCAAGATGGCGGCGGATATGGGCACATCGGCGTAATCACCAGTGGTGATGTATTCGAAGAGAATGTGCACGTACGAGGTCCAGCTACGCGCGTAGTAGATGGTGACGTAGTTTATGCTTCTCGACTTGGCAAACTTAATGAGAGTTTTAGGCGAGGAGCGCCAACATTTTATCGAGTGCGCACCTACGTTGAGAACCTACCAAAGCCAGTAGCGCCAAATAACGCGCCAGCTATCCAGCAAGCATACAGAGAGATCCTAGAGCGTGAGGCCGATGCCGGCGGGTTAAATCATTATCTATCTCAGATGAGTAAAGGCTGGAGTATCGAACAGGTACGTCAAGATTTGATGGAGTCGGCAGAGCGACGCACGCTATTGGCTAACAAGACTAGGGCCGAAGCTGAGCGCAAAGCGCGTGAGGAGACCGCCAGAAAGGCGGCCGAAGAGAAAGCTCGCCAGGAAGAGCAAGCACGCAAAGAAGCTGAAGAGAAAGCATTGCGCGAAGCTGAGGAGAAGAAAAAACAGGAGCAGGATAGTAGCGTAGATACTCGACTATCTAAAATCGAAGAGATGTTGCGATTTATTGTAGATTTTATTACATCAGTGTTTAAGTTTAATAAAAAATAAGGAGGATATTATGGAAAAAGTAAAAGCACTATTTAGCGCTAAAACCGCTAAAGGACGTATGGTTCGCAGTTTCCTGCAAACTATCGGCGCTGGTCTAGCATTGCTAACAGTGGTAGTCGTAGCACCAGAGTTTAAAAGATTTCTAGACATGCTAGGGCTTGGCGGCTGGATTGGCGCAATAGCTAGCTTCGTAGCTGCTGCATCGGGTGTTTGGTCGGTCGTAGAAAAATGGTACTACAAGCTAGCTGCTTGGGCGGAATCGTAAAACATGAATCAACAGAAAATCACCATCACCAAATCAAGTCTATACTTCCGCGAGTGCAAGGCTTGCGGCTGCGTGACGCTGCACGTCGGCAAGACCACACCGCAGATGCCAGCAGGCTCAACGTACAATGACTGCTTACAGTGCCTGGTGGACACACACAGCGTACCAGGACTGAGCCGCTGGCACGACCCGAAAACTGGCAAATTGTTGGCCGAGCCACGCGGTAAGACACCGCCAGTGTCAAAAGGTTGAACTATAAAGGATTGCTTTATAATTTAGCTAGTGACCATTTCGTGGATATCAACGAAATGGTTGTGGATAACTACACCAAGCTGTTCGGGATTTCCGAACAACTGAATTTAGCAGAGATAATACAAGAAAACCTGAATAACTATTGACATTTGCTTAAGTATTTGCAACAATGAGACTGATTACATACTAGATACGCCCTCGCAAGAGGGGTCTATAAAATCCCTCGCCCGCGCGAAAGTCGGGAGGGGGATTTTTAATTCCTCGTACAAACAGAAAATCTTGTCAAGTCCTAAAGCACTAAAAGTCTTGCTGGATTTTCTCATAACGCACAACACCCTTGTCTAGCGATGGTGCTAGTTAGATTTGGGCTTAATTTTGGAGGGTTAACAGAGGTGACGACGCATCAATTGCAATCTCAATCTCAATTTAAAAGGTTTCCTAAAAGAAACCCCAATCTCAATACCAATTACAATTGTTTAGTTATGTCGGACGAAAAACAACCGATAGATAAATGGCAAAAGACGCGGCGAGCTGAATCAATAGCATTTCAACTCTGCGACAAATTTAACAATCATGACTACTTTTCGTTTTATTGCAAAGTAGCATTGAAATTGCCAGAATACAGAATTTGGCAATTAGTCGAGGAAGCTCAACGTGGACATCAGCCAGCGCGACTATTCTCATTTCTGTGTAAGAAAGCAGGTGTATGACGTTTGATGTTAGTAAAGCGAGACATAAGCTTGCTAAGCAAATTACTGAAGTTAGAGCTAAACGTAACCAGCAGAGATTATTCTCAAAAAGAGACGGCAACTGTAACCATGAGTGGAGACTATATAAACAGCGCCTTGGAATAGATCGTAACCGACCGACGGGAGATATATACTGCGGTCCACCGGGTCCATATTTAGTGGTTTATGGTTGTACTAAATGTCATAAAAAACGTTATGTCGATCTGAAGTATCTGTAGAATAATAATCTGGGGTTTAAGGTAATAGTAAAAATTTTAAGTCATTCTGAGGAGACTACAATGAATGCATCAATATCAACTATTACAACCTCTAAATCTACGGTAATCAATGAATTGTCGCAGATGAGCAATCTGTTTAAAACAGAATGCTATACAGAGAATATCAAAGAGCTCGCGTTTCAGTTCATTCACTACTCAGCCATCATTGAAGATATGTCACCCGACACAATATCAACAAGAGTAACGCGCCTTAGACAGTTTGTAGGATTTTGTGACAGGTTTCATAAAACCAATATAACCGAGTTATCTATTAGATGGCTCGATTTCTATTTCTATGAATATAGAAAGAATCATGCCGCATCAACTACTAACGCAGCTAAACGTGTACTAAAGGCGTTTTTCAAGTGGTGTAGAGAACGCATGAACTTAGATTGCATTAACCCAAACCTCGTCAAATCACGCAAGAACGTAAAACCACGACCAAGATACATACAACATCGAATTATACAGTCTGTACTACAGAAAACAGCTGAGAGCGGCTACGAAAGGCAAGTAAATATGCTCATAGATTTTGCTTACGATACTGGACTTCGTATATCAGAATTATGTAGGACTAGCTACAATGATATCGACGGATTGAATCTGTATGTAAAGGGGAAAGGATCGAAGGAACGTACTGTTTTTTTAACGGAGCGCTTAAAATGCAAGCTAGAGGAGTTCGTAACTGACTACAATCGTTTTTATGGTCCGTTATTTAGATTGAACGATAAAACAGCTAGAGTTTGGATGCAGCGCACATTCAAGGAGTACGCTAATATACACATGACGCCACATCAGCTACGCCACAGTTTCGCTGTTCGCTTACTTATATCTGGCTGCGACTTGATAACTATTCAGAAATTATTGGGACATAGCGATATCTCAACAGTTCAGATATACCTACAAATTAAAGATGAACTAGCAGAAAGTCAGTTTTACAAAGCTATGAAAAACGCTCAAGGCTATTGACATTTATGTCATTATTTGCTAGTATATAGACAGTCAGCGATGACAGAACATTGATAGGTTTTCAATTAGTCATTTCGCCTAGTTAACAGCTAGGCGAGAGAATCACTTTTCGGCAGGAATTGTTGTGGTGGACAATCGTA